TTACGAAAAAGTAACGCATCTTGTGAAAGATATTTATCGTAGTAGCGAGGGATACGATACCGATAAACAGCACCGGTCTTATGATCTGTGTAAGACCAGAGACCAGATAAAGCATCAGGTGCCTTAAAATCTCCCAAATAATCGCCAACACCTGCCGAAATGAATTTACGACGATATCGACTATGCTGAAAAAAGTCATAAAGATTAGTTTTTAATTTACCTACAGTAATAGAAAGAGACTTCGCAAAATCGGCAGAACGCTCATCCATATAAACAGACTTGCCAACATACTTCACAACATACCTAAGACGCTTATTCGTAATAGATGAAATCCAAACAAAACCTAAATCCTTAACGGCTTCACGAATAGCATTATAAGAATAAGAAACATCCCAAAGAACGCCATGAAAATGAAGACGAGGCTCATTACCTTGCTCCGGATGCATTCCAAATTCTTGAAAAACAGCATGTTTAATGGAATGACCAAAACGTCGACGAATACGTTCAAACCACATGCGAATAAAAGAAGAAGGATTCAGCAATGCTCTATCGTAATACTCGGGGGCAATCGTAATTGTAACAAACACAGAGTTGCGATACAAACTCTTCTGATACTTAGTTTCACGCTCTAAACGAACATACCAATCATTACGCTGCTGTCGTAAACACTCCTCACATCGCCCACAAGGAACCATAATACGCTGAGTAAAATAATCCCAAGGCCGATTCATCAATAAAACCTTTCTATCAGTCAAACCAATAGTTCGAGAATTATATGCTCTATTCCTTATCCAAATGGGTGACAGACACATCTTTTATATCAAAATAAATACCGGGATACTGTTCGGAAAACGAACGAATATAATCCGAAGCTTGTTCATACGTTCGGAAACGCCGAATAACCTTAAAACACTTGCCTACACGCTTTCTCACAAAGAAAGGCGCATAGGCAAGTTCAAAACGCTGATAGTAACCTGAACTCATCAAAGAACTTTTCCTCCTAAAGGACGAACTACAATCCTCTTACCTCCTTTACCTCTAGTCTTCCTCTTCCTGCTCATACCTAAAGAAACTTTTTTCATCAACCTTTACCAAAATCAAACCTTGCAGCTGAGAGGAAGCAGGCAAAAGTTGCATATCACAAAACTGAGTACCGGAAAACAAAGCCTCAATGAAAAGATGAAGCTCCTTATCAGACAAATAATAACATCCTTTAGGCAAGAAAACAGAGCTAGAGTCCAAATACTTAGAAAGTTTAGTAGTTTCATAATCCAAAGAATAAGCCGGGTCATAGCTCTTAAAAGAACCGTCAGCTCCTTCCTGACCAAAGGAAACCAAATAACCTCCATTCGAAAGAGGATAATTGGAAATCATCACCGAAATAATCGGATTTTCAACAGAATCGGAAGACTTCAACATGTCTTCAGTAATAACTTTAGATGACATAATAAAATAAGGTTTAAAATTCAAAGACGAAAATAAACAAATAAAATAAAACTCCAAAACATCAACGACGAATTTGTCGACTAACTGTAGAAGTGTGCTTTGTCCAACCTCCACCTAGCGAACTGGAAGTAGGAACAAACTCCTCAGTAACATCATCAAATCTTTGCACAGGAGGAGCGGTAGAAAGGACTTTTGCTCCGGCAACATGTCCAACAGTAGAAATAGCTCCACTAACAGCAGTATTAACAACACTATAACCAAATCGATTTTTCTCAGAACGAAGCTCCCAGCGGTTGGTGTACATATCATACTGGAAATCCTGCAAATTAAGTTTCATATATTCTTTGCGAATTTCCTTACCGGTCATCTTAACCGTACGCTCAACCTTTCCCTTCTCGTTGATAATGGGAACCTCAACCTCCGTATTCCAATTCACGTCAAACCAATTCTCTAAATCATCTGCCGTCAATTCATTCACACGGGCCAGCTGCTCCTGATTAGACGAAGAAGACTTCAAATAAAGCGCCCGAGCAGTCAACAACTGCAATTCTGCTTCAATTTGCTCATCAATATAACCAGTACGAGCCTTAAGCTGATAATACTCTTCCTTAGCCTTACCAAGATCAGCCTTAATCATCTCAAGATTATAACCAAAAGCAGCATCTTTCAATTCATTATCAATAGAATAGGACAAGGTTATCGCAGTATTCAAACTTGCACGCGATGAAGATTCAGTAATTCCAGCTTCAGCAAGTCCTGCCTGCGCCTTCATCAAACGTTCACGCAAATCTTTATCCAAAGTCTGAGACTTGTACCAATCAGCTTCAGCATCATTAAGAGCAGCAGCCGAACGCTCACGCTCCTGCTGAGCATCTTTCAACTGAATATCCGCATACGCAGAAGGATTACCAGCAAGAGCAGCAAGACCCCCACCGGAGCCAGTAGCCACAGGACCATGACCGGATGGGGCCCCACCGCTAGCGGTGGGTATAGTAGCAGAAACACCAACGCCAGACTGACCAAGAACAGCAGCAGGATTCAAACCAGCAGCCAAATTACGCTCAAGAACAGCAGAAGGGTCATTATACGCATTCTGATAATCAAACATCTGCTTATCATGAGCCAACTGAAATTCCGCAGACTTAGACATTTGTTCAAGGGCATACTGCTGCTGCAATGCCATTTCCTTTTGCTTATACTTCCAATTACGGCGAGCAGAAATACCACCAAACAAAGCATCAGCAAGACCCGCACCAGCAGAAGAACCAGCAGAAGCAGCTGCATTCATGCCAAGCGACTGACCAATTAGTGCAGCAAAACCAGCAGCAGGCATATTAAGGAAGTTTTAAATTAGACCGAACATCAACTTGAACCGTATCACAATGAACACCGGAAGAGCGGTAGACTAACTTTCTGGTGCATGATGCAGCGAAATAAACTGACAAAGCCGTAAGGATGGAAATCAACAACGTCCAAAAACTCTTCTTACGATAAAACGGTACTTTTTCCATAACAAAAACATCAATAAGAAACCATAAGAAAATACGCTATCAAAACCGCAATTCGATATCCAATTTTAATGTTCAAAGCAAACATCAAAACCGGTCCGCGCACATATCATATATTGTCTAGTAAAGGAATATGTTATTTTCTTTTAAAAACAATAAGTTTATACGGGCAGCACGCCGACTCCGTCGACATAAAGTGCTGATTATCAAGGTGCTAGACGCTACCTGCGGTGCGAGGTAAGAAAGTGGACCAGGAACCGAAGGAAGTACCTTAGTACTCCCTTCGAGAACCCTAAACCTCATTAATCCTTTTTCTCGAGCTCGGCAGTCGAAGACGAACGCTGCCGTTCAAGAAAGTCATCAATAACACCCTGTCCACTCTCCAAACCATCAAACTTGTCGATCCGGGAAAACGAATTCGGATCAAAGTCCAGCGGTGGGTCATAATCCTCACCTTTCCGAAAATCAGAATCCGACGCCTGAACATCAGGACGACCCGGCAAAACATCTACAGAACCGGAACCATTCAAGACCGACATAATACGCTCACCTCGAGACTTATACTCCGGAAGGTCTTCAATCATATACTCCAACATATCAACGACTAGATAAACGAGTTGCGAAAGACTTGTTCACAAGATTCTTAACAACTACTTTGTACGACATATTAACAAAAAAGTTATCCTCCATGTCTGATGCAAAAGGATTATTAACAGTACTCAAATTCGTAAAGAGCATAGAAGGACTAATCTCATTAGGATTTGAAGATAAACCAATCGAATAAAAATCTCGCTGCTGAACCCAATAAGACTGCAATGAAGCAGAAGCCTTAGGCGTAAGAGTAGACTGTAACGAACCCAACACCTCATCATAGGAGGAACGGAATTCATTATAGCAAGGCTCCTTAGCTACGGTCATACTCTGAGAAGCGGAACCAGATTTCCAACCATAACCAATACGCCAAAAAGGAACATCTTGATAACCAATATCATTATAAATCGGATTAAAATAATCAGGGCCACGATATTCCAAATAATCGGGACGTATACCGGTCCAAAAATAAACAGGTCGAATCGTCAGCATATCAAAGATATAACCGGGCTCCTTAAAATAATAAGTTTGTTCTCGACCAAGCACAGTATTAAACGCAATAGAGCCACCCATCTGACCAAGTGCAGCAGCTTCACCACCTGCAAAACCGGACTGACCTGCTTGATTCATAACAACCTGGCTATTAACCATAACGGACGAACTAAAAAGAAGCTTGGGACGATCCACATGTTCAATCTTAGAAGCAAAGAACGTATAAAGCCAATCAGAATAACGAGAACCGGACGCACCAATAAGATCTTTATACTCCTGCAAACGTGTCGCAACAGCAAGCTGCGGGATAGTCTTAACACCTGTAAAATCGACATCAGAGTTAGAATCACCCGGTGGCATAAGACGACTAAAACGATCGGGAGAACTTGGACACACAGCCATAGGATGCGCTGCCAAAAAAGGAACATTCAACGTCGCAGCAAAATAAACCTTACTAGGAGTACCAGTATCAGTACCCTCACCATTATTCCAATCAACAGTAGGCTTCTGAACATTATAAGGATACGCCGGAACCATATAATCCATATTCTGAGGGAACATCTGAAGCAAATTGTTAAAATCCGGAGCAGCTGCTATTGTACCCGTATTAAACAAATCAGAACGCAGAATCTCAACGAACAAATCAGAACGGTTCCACGATAACTCGTCCTCATCAGCTTCAACCTTCCTATCCCTCGGATAAAACATCGTTTCAAAATAATGGTCCAAAAACTCTAAATTACCATAACGCTGCCAAAAATAGGAAGCTTGCGAACGAAACTCAACACCCGCCACAGAAGAGGTAGAAGTAGTAAAAAAAGTAGGCCGATAAGTTCCGGGATGAGCAAAAGAAAAAACACCCCAAGACGAATACGAATAATAATTGCGAACGATATCCCAATAACCTAAATAAGTATCTGCATTCACAGTAACAAACTTCGCTGCTGTCTGGAGCAAAGTCCCACCAGTAGGCACAGTATTTTTAGGATAATTAACAATCGGACTATTCGCAACACGAAGCCACGACATCAAACTATTTGGAAGTGCAGCACGATGATTAAACGGCATAACCTGACTAAAAAATGCAGCAACACCAGGACGCGGATACATAAAAGAAGTATACGTATTATTGCCATCATTATCCACACAACCGGGAATAAAGTTAAACGTCAAATCGTTCATATCAAACTTAGACGAATTAACTCGCATTTCAGGATGATACAACTGCATAGGAACCCAAAACCGATGCAGCCGAAGTACATAAGGGTTAAACGACGGAACACCCAAGGGATTTGAACGGACATCAATACCTTGATGCAGCGTAACCCGATCACGAGCATTGACAAACTGAATACGGACCGGGTAAATAATACCCGGCGTAACAGAAAACGCCTTATTCTCGGGCATATCATACCGAGAATAGCCATTTACAGCATGAGAAATAAAAGGTTGCTTACCCATAAACTATTTTATTAAAAAAAGAATTAGAAGGATCGACACCAAAACAGTCTACCCAAAAATCAATAACATCAGAAGTTACCGCATGAAAACTCGGCCGAAACTTAACCTTACTCAAAAACTCCCGAAGCTTCACAAGGCGCGAAAAACCTCCTTTAACGACACGGGAAAAGTAGGAGGGACGAAGGATCCGCTCAGCAACTTCACGAAGAAAACCAAAAGCCAAAGAACTACCGAAAGCGCTAGCATAGGTCCAAGCAGTAGAAATCTTACGAAAAAGTAACGCATCTTGTGAAAGATATTTATCGTAGTAGCGAGGGATACGATACCGATAAACAGCACCGGT